ATCTTACGATAAAGTTGAAGGGTTAGTTCGGGAGGCTTTACAAGTTGGAGAAATTGAGAAAAATGTCTCTGATATATTTTCAGGATTAGATACTGTTTTGGAGGATGATTACAGACACCCTATACCAATGGGTATTACTGGAATTGATAGGTTATTGAAAGGTGGATTAGCTAAAGGTGAAATCGGGGTCATTCTTGCACCAACAGGTGTTGGTAAAACAACAATACTCACTAAAATAGCAAACACAGCATTCAATCATGGATATAACGTTCTTCAAATATTTTTTGAGGATAATCCTAAAATAATACAGAGAAAACATTTTACAATATGGACTGGTGTCGAACCTGATAATTTAGCGGCTAATAGAGAGAAAGTTATGGAGAAAATATCAGAGATTCAAGACACTATGAAGAACAAATTGATTCTCAAAAAGTTGGCATCAGATACAGTAACCATGGGTCAAATCAAGAACCAAGTTAGGAAAATGATTGCTGAGGGTAACAAGATAGATTTAATACTTTTGGATTATATTGATTGTGTTCTTCCTGAACAGAGTGCAAAAGACGAATGGAAAGCTGAGGGTTCTATTATGAGAGCATTCGAAGCCATGTGTCACGAATTGAACCTTGTCGGTTGGACAGCTACCCAAGGTAATAGAAGTTCAATTTCGTCTGAAGTTGTTACGACAGACCAAATGGGAGGTTCAATCAAAAAAGCACAAGTGGGTCACGTAATCATCACTGTCGCTAAAACCCTACAGCAGAAAGAGATGAATCTTGCGACAATTGCCATCACAAAATCTCGTCTTGGTAAAGACGGGGTTGTTTTTGAGAATTGTAAATTCAATAATGAATTACTCGAAATTGATACTGAATCGTCAATCACATTCTTAGGATTTGAAGAACAACAAGAAGAAAGAAAAAAAGACAGAGTCAAAGAATTATTGGAGAAAAGAAAACAACGTGAACAACAAAAAAGTACCTAATTAAATATCTACTTTTTTCAAAAAAAACTTATTTTTTTTTAATTAAATTTGTGGTCGGTTTACAGCCGACCATATATTTAATAAGAAAATCACCGATTTTTTAAATAAAATCATTTTACAAAAAAATTTTAAAAATGGACATTTCAAACAGAATTTTATCAGACATCACGGTGTACATGAAGTATGCTAAGTACATCCCTGAGCTGAAGAGAAGAGAGACATGGCAAGAGCTTGTAACAAGAAACATGGAGATGCATATCAAAAAGTATCCCAAATTAGAAAAAGAAATCCGCGAGAACTACATGTATGTTTACAGAAAACAGGTTCTACCATCAATGAGGTCAATGCAATTCGCAGGTAAACCTATCGAAATTTCACCAAACAGAATCTACAATTGTGCGTATGCTCCTGTAGACGATTGGAGAGTATTCTCTGAAATTATGTTCTTATTACTCGGAGGTACAGGTGTGGGGTACTCTGTTCAAAAACATCATGTTGATGTGCTTCCTGAAATAAGAAAACCAAATAAAGATAGGGGAAGAAGATGGTTAGTGGCTGACTCAATAGAAGGATGGGCCGATGCGGTCAAGGTGTTAGTAAAATCATATTTCTATGGGGGTTCTTACATCCAATTCGACTTCAGCGACATCAGACCAAAGGGGGCTCGATTAGTTACCTCAGGTGGAAAAGCACCTGGACCTCAACCACTTAAAGAGTGTCTTATCAAACTTGATGGTATTCTTGATTCAAAAAATGACGGAGATAGACTTAGACCGATTGAAGTTCACGACATGGTATGTCATATTGCTGATGCAGTTTTAGCGGGTGGTATCAGAAGGGCGGCTTTGATTTCTTTGTTCTCTGCAACAGATGAAGAAATGATTGGTTGTAAAACCGGTTCATGGTGGGAGCATAATCCTCAAAGAGGTAGAGCTAATAACTCGGCCGTATTACTTCGTCACAAGGTTACAAAAGAGTATTTTATGGACCTTTGGAAAAAAATTGAACTTAGTAAGGCGGGTGAACCAGGAATTTATTTGAGTAATGATAAAGATTGGGGAACCAATCCATGTTGTGAAATTGCTCTCAGACCATTCCAATTCTGTAATTTAACGGAGGTGAATGTATCAAATGTTGTATCACAAGAGGATTACGAGGACAGAGTAAAAGCTGCTTCGTTCATTGGAACACTCCAAGCAGGATATACTGACTTCCATTATTTGAGACCTATTTGGCAAAGAACGACTGAAAAAGACGCCCTCGTTGGTATTTCTATGACAGGTATTGGTTCAGGTGCGGTTTTAGGTTTGAATATGAAAGCAGCCGCAAAAGTTGTAAAAGAAGAAAACAAAAGAGTTGCTGACATCATTGGTATCAATCCTGCTGCAAGAACAACAACAGTTAAACCAGCGGGTACAACCTCTCTAACACTCGGTACGTCATCAGGTATCCACGCATGGCACAATGATTATTATGTACGAAGAGTAAGAGTCGGTAAAAACGAATCAATCTATTCTTATTTGAAAGACAATCATTCAGAATTAGTTGAAGATGAATACTTTAGACCTCACGACACAGCTGTTATTGGTATACCACAGAAAGCACCAGAAGGGTCAATTTTGAGAAACGAATCACCAATTCAACTGCTCGAAAGAGTTAAAAGAGTTCAACAAGAATGGATTAAACCAGGACACAGAAGTGGTTCAAACGCACATAATGTATCGGCAACAGTATCAATCAGAGAACATGAATGGCCCGCAGTTGGCGAATGGATGTGGGAAAATAAAGAATATTATAATGGTTTATCGGTTTTACCATATGACGGAGGAACTTACATTCAAGCACCATTTGAAGATTGTTCAAAAGAAAAATACGAAGAGTTGATGAAAACACTACATGATGTTGATTTATCCAAAATTGTAGAAATAGATGATAATACAGACTTATCTGGTGAGGCGGCATGTGCTGGTGGGGCTTGTGAGGTAAAATTTGTATGATGAAAAAACATTCAGAAAATAAAAGGGAGAAGCTAAAACTTCTCCCTTCTGATTTTTATGTGGAAAATGGTATGAAAGTTATGAAAGAAGAGTACCATATCAGAAGAGGATATTGTTGTGGTTCGGGATGTAGGTACTGTCCGTATTTTCCAAAAGGACAAAAAGGTAATACTTTAGTAAAAAAATAATCAAAGTATATTTATGGGATATGGCAGACGGAACAACCTATGGTATAAAATTCCCATTCAATGATTCTTTTAGAGGAGACTTTCTTGAATTAACTGAATATACGTCTCAACAGATAAGGGCAGATTTAATTCATCTTATTTTGACAAGGAAGGGGTCGCGTTACTATTTACCTGAATTTGGAACAAGAATATATGAATTTGTTTTTGAGCCTTTGGATGGTTTGACATTTCAAGCTATTGAGTCAGATATTAGAGATGCAATACAAAGATTTATGCCTAATTTATTGGTAAATCAGATTACGATTGAACCAGCGGATGAATCTATGGAAGTAAATAGGGAAATGGGACAAATTACTGCAGATGAAACTGCCAGACTTTATGATGTTTATAGATTACCAGGAAAAGGTACTTCAGAATATACTGCAAAAATAAAAATAGATTATTCGACAAATGCTCAAACATTTGCCGAAAGTGATTTTATAATTATCAATATTTAAAAATAATGGCTAACCGTCAAATATCATATACGTCAAGGGACTTTGCGTCAATTAGGGTTGAACTCCAAAACTATGTAAGAACTTATTACCCTGAACTGATTCAAGATTTCAACGACGCATCAGTATTTTCTGTTTTTTTGGACTTGAATGCTGCGGTAGCAGATAACTTACATTATCATATTGATAGGAGTATTCAAGAGACTGTTTTACAATATGCTCAACAAAAAACTTCAATATACAATATAGCTAGAACCTACGGTTTGAAAATTCCAGGTATGAGACCTTCAGTCTCATTGGTTGATTTTTCGATAACAGTTCCAGCATTTGGAGACAAAGAAGATGAAAGATACTTAGGCACATTGGTAAGAGGGTCACAAATCATAGGTTCGGGATTAGTCTTTGAGAATGTAGAGGACATAGATTTTTCATCACCTTATAATTCTCAAGGTTTCCCTAATAGAGTCAAAATACCAAATTTCAATACGAATGGAATTCTCATAAACTATACTATTACTAAAAGAGAAATAGTTGTAAACGGTATTACCAAAGTATTCAAAAGGGTAATTACACCAAGTGATGTTAAGCCATTCTTTGAATTGTTTTTACCTGAAAAAAATGTTTTAGGTATAACAAGCGTGCTTCTTAAAGATGGAACACAATACACTAACATTCCAACAACAGCCGAATTTCTTGGCGCAGCTAATAGATGGTACGAGGTTGATGCTCTTGCTGAAGATAGAGTGTTTGTAGAGGACCCAACCAAAGTCTCAGACCAACCAGGAATAAAAGTTGGAAGATATATACAAACTCAAAATAGATTTATGAGTGAGTATACTTCTGAAGGTTTTAAGAAGTTGACATTTGGTGGTGGTACTAATACGGCACAAGATGCACTGGACCAATTTACTACATTAGGCACCACGTTGAATATTCAAAAATATTCAAACAATATATCCTTAGGTGCCGCATTGAAGCCTAATTCAACATTGTTCATTCAATACAGAGTTGGCGGTGGGTTGAATACCAATCTTGGTACAAATGTAATCAACCAAGTGGGCACTGTTTCATTTTTTGTAAACGGTCCGTCTGAAACAATCAATACTGCTGTAGTAAACTCTCTGAGATGTACAAACGTAACAGCGGCTATTGGAGGAGCTAACATGCCTAATGTGGATGAAATCCGTAATTATGTGTCATTCAATTTCTCAGCTCAGAAAAGAGCTGTGACCGTTCAGGATTATGAATCGATAATCAGAAATATGCCTTCCCAATTCGGAGCACCAGCAAAGGTTTCAATTACAGAAAACGATAATAAAATACTCATTCAAATTTTGTCTTATGACACTCAGGGAAAACTAACAAACATAGTTTCGAACACCCTGAAACAAAACATCGCAAATTATTTATCAAACTATAGGATGATGAATGATTACATATCAATTTTCAGTGCTGAGGTAATTGATTTGAGTGTAGATATATCAATTGTTTTAGACTCAGCACAGAATTCAGGACAGGTAATATCTTCGGTTATTGATAAAGTTTCTACATACTTCAATCCTCAGATAAGACAACTCGGTCAAAATGTATATTTGTCGGAATTGAGAAGTCAAATACAAAATACTAATGGTGTTTTGACTGTTGCAGGATTAGATATTTTCAACGAAGTTGGGGGACAATATTCCTCAGCAGAAACGTCTATGAGATATTCTGACCCTGAGACAAGACAAATTGAACCTGTTGATGATACTATTTTTGCACAACCCAACCAAGTTTATCAGATTAGATTCCCAAACAAGGATATCAGGGTATCAGTAAAGAATTTCCAAACAATTACATTCTCCTAACAAGTTTATTTTGAGTCAAGATGATGTATAATTAGATTGTGTGTTTTTTTAAAAATACCACAATAACTATTTATCATAAAAGTATTTGATGGGTCAATCTTATCGTATAAGGACCGAACTTGGTATTACTAAAACAATAAACGTAGAACTCACACAAGAGTTTGAGTTCTTAGAGATTCTTTCTCTCAAACTCCAACAACAAGATGTTTATTCGAGGTTGTGTGCAGACTATGGTGTTGTAGTCGGTAGGGTCACCGCGAATAATGGATTAGGTATTCCATATGCAAGGGTTGCGGTTTTTATACCCATAGAGCAGTTTGACCAATCTAATCCTATTATATCTTCAATATACCCTTATAATTCACCTAGTGATAGGAACGAAGATGGGTATAGATATAATCTTCTACCCTATGAGCCGTCATACACAGGACACGCCGCGACAGGTACTTTACCATCCAGATTGGATGTGCTTACGGGACAGACCGCAGTCGAAATTTTTGACAAATATTACAAACTCACTGCCAAGACAAATGACAGCGGGGACTACATGATTATGGGTGTTCCTCTTGGTGAGCAAACAATAGTAATGGATGTTGATTTATCAGACATCGGTGAATTTTCTCTTACCCCACAAGACCTAATAAGAATGGGCTTGGCAACAGAAGCTCAAGTGGCGGGGAATAGATTTAGAACCTCAGCTGATTTGAATTCATTACCACAAATAATAAATTTAACTAAGGTCGTTGAAGTCTCTCCATTATGGGGTGAACCCGCAGTTTGTCAAATCGCAATAAACAGAGTTGATTTTGATTTAAGAAATGAAGCAAATGTTGATATACAACCCACCGCGGTTTTCATGGGGTCAATATTTTCTACTTCTGAACAATATGCAATAAAAAGAAACTCAAGACCGAAAGATGATTTTGGAAACCTGTGTCAATTGGAAGCAGGACCAGGACAAATAATAGCAATAAGACAAACACTCCAAGTTGATTTGAGTGGAAATCCATTTTTAGAAAGATACGATATCGAAAAGAATGGTAATGTGATTGATGATAACGGTGCTTGGCTCATCGAGCTCCCGATGAATTTGGAGTACCTTGTTACAAATGAGTTTGGAGAAAGAATAATTTCATACGACCCAACTATTGGAATCCCAACTAAATCGAAATATAGGTTCAAAATTAAATGGCAACAATCTTCAAATGCTTCTGAACAGTACCGTAGAGCATATTATTTGATACCAAACGTTCGTGAGTTCGGTTGGCCAAATAATATACAAGACCCTAATCTGAGTGGAATTGCAAATCCGCAGTTAAATAGTTCATATTATTTTGGTTTGGATTGGAGTGGTTATACAAACGGTTTACAAGGACAACAGGCGGTGGATAAATTGGACCAAATAATAAATTGTGAAGATACTTTCTATGAATTTGAATACAATCGAGTTTATACTGTATCTGCACTTATAGACCAATATAAAGATGGTGCTAGGGGTAAATTTATAGGAGTTAAGGAAATTGATAATAATGCGTGTGAAGAAACTGTGAATAAATTTCCAGTAAATGAGGGATTTAGAAATTTCGACTTTTTGTTTTTTATTTATAGCATACTACTACAAGTTCTTCAAATAATTTCAATACCTCTTTTGATTGCATATCATTTGATTGCAGCGCTTTGGAATTTCATGGTGGATTTTAAAAATACTGTTTTGACTGTCCTTTATACTTTGGGTGGCGCTCTGATTGCAATTGGTCTCATAGAATTACTATTTGCAGGAACTCAGTTTTTTACGGGAGGTTCTTTTATTGTAATACAAAAGGCTACTAAATTTATTATACTCGGAGGAAAAATTTTGGGTTCGGCCATACTTCTCAACATACTTCTGAATAACTTGAAGAGGAGAAGCTTCAATCGTTTTTACTTACCAATACTTACCTATCCAGATTGTCAAACATGTTCTTGTGGAGAATCTTTTTCAGATTCTGATATTGGAGGAGATAAAAGTTCGCTTTTAACTCAATTCTCAGCAAGTTATTATTATTATGAAAAAATACTTCAGTCCTTAGCGTCGATTTATTCGAATGAGGACCAACAAATTGTTGCGCAGTCTTTCTCTCAAGCTATGGGTACGGTTGGCGGCGATGAGGCTAGTGATAGGTATAAAACAACCTTCCCCGAAGAAGTAACTTTGATAGATGGTAATGACAAATTCTTTTCCTATTCTCCTGACCTACCATTTGGTGAGAGAATAAATGTTTTCAACACCCGAAAAA